ATTTTGATACTGGTGGAAGCGGAACATACATAGGTGCTCACACAAATAGTGGGTCAAGTAACATTGTAAGTAGTCCATCTAGTGGGGCAGTGTATTGGTTTAGCACCCGCCTTTTGCAACCTAATACGGCTATTATTAACTATGCAAACTTATATTGTAACTTTAGTCCAAACAACTTTCAAGGAACTTACGGTGGGGACACCAGCGTAGGAAACATTACTTCTCTTACTGCTCTTAATCAAATACCTACTGTAACCGTAGGCACTGCCGTACCTATTCCTACCTACCCTAATGGTTTTACTACCTTTATTGAAAGCAAGAAAGAATGGACTACTGCTGGAAATGGTGGGGGCGGTGGATCTCTAAGCGTAGTATTTGACAAGTGTCAAAAACAATGGTTTGCTTTGTTTATTGGTGCAACTACCTATGATCAGAAGACTGGCGCAGGAACATATAACTGGGCTACGTACACTGCAGGTGTGAGTGGAGACTCTTCAACGTATAAGTACTTCAGTGGTCCATACCTTAATGTTAAGCAGACAGACACTAAAGGCATTACGGATGCTAAGACAAAGATACACAACATTATTCTGGCAGACTGTCAAGGCCAAACTACGGGTAGAGTACCTGCACCTACAAAACCGTCAAACGCAAGCATACCTACTAATACCAATACTTCTAATCTTTCATCAGCTAGGTACAACCCACCTCCTCACGTATTTAGTAGGAATCAACCATATATCTCTAACCTAATTACAGGTTATGCATATAATGGTTCGCAGCTTGATGCGGTTACTGCTAGAGATGTGGTTTCTAAATATACTGCGGGGAACCAGGGAAAGATATTTCAAGATCCTCAGGGTGCCGCTGCTTTGAATACCAACCCAGATAATATTAAAAACCTGGCTGTTGGAAAAGGCGAGACTGCTCCTCAATGGGGATTTAGATTTATGTATAACCCCACTACCTTTTCTTATAGCACTGCTGCAAGCAATAACGTAGATTGGACTCTTGGTTCTTCTGATCCGTCTGTTCTTCTACAGGGCAATCAGTCAGTAACCTTTGAGCTTTATTTAAACCGCATTATTGATATGTCCTACTTAAGAGACTATCCACAAGGCGGAAGTGATCTTGCTGGNGCATANCCAAATACCGGNGGACTTTCAGAAGAGCATGTNCAAGGTATTTTAAACCGTGGTACTGAATATGACGTTGAGTTTTTGTACCGNGTATTAAATGGNGACCCACGTAAGAATGCCNTACTGCTTGACGAAAGCTATCGTGGTTCTGGAGTTACAGCAGANTTTGGNTATACTACTGGTATGCCTTGCTGGCTTCAGCTTAACGATAACCTAAGGTACTTTGGATCTGTAGCTAACCTTACAGTAAACCACATGATCTTTGATCTACGTATGGTTCCTGTATTGAGCGTAGTAAACATTACCTTTAGTAGGTACCCTGCTATTTGGAATAGCACTAATACTACTGGAAGTGTTAAGACTGTATCTGAAACAGCGTTTATCAATGCTGTTACAAGCGCAACTTCTTCGACAGGAACAAAGCCATGATTGAGCGTGTATCTAGATACTATGATGGTCCTCTTGGACAAACCCCTAATAAGTACACAGGGGTTTATGAGATCTCTGTATACAGGGCTTTTCCAAGTTCTAAAGCAGTTAACTATCTTACATACTCCTGGAAAGATGGGGATAGTCTTGCAAACTTAGCGGCTATCTATTGTGGTGGATCTAAATATTGGTGGGAGATTATGGACATCAATCCAGAAATTTCTGATCCATTTTCTATATTGCCTGGAACAGTCATAAGGGTTCCATATGGCAATTAATAATATTACTCAGGATACTTCCGAACAACAAAACTTTGTTTGGCATTCTAATGCCTCGGATAGTTCATTCTTTGTTAACTTTCCTAAAGCACCTGATATGGATCTTTTACTTATTGGTGCAGAATTACATCAAGATATTGAACAACATGATCGTCTTGTCCTGCACTTTAAGGGTAAGCCTTTGCTTAAAAGAGGGGCGATTGTTTCTAACGACCCTGTTATTTTTTCTTTTAGTTCAGGTAAGTTAACATCTACTTGGCATGGGTATGTAAATCACGTAAGCCAGGATAATACACACCAGGGTGGTAATACAGACATTGTGTGCGTTGGGGCATCGGCTATTCTTAAAGACACTGATCAAAAGATCTATAAGAACATGACCTTTGACCAGGCAGTTACTGCAGCAGGAAAGTCAAAAGGCTTTGAGGTAATTACTCAAAAGCATGGCCGTGTAAAAGACAGCATTGCCCATACCGGTGAGAGCTACTGGCAATGGTTTATTCGTTTAGCTAAGGTCAGTGGGTTTGCTTTCTTAGTTGAAAATACCACAATCTTTTTTGTATCTAAAGATAAAATCTTTCAGAATAAAAAGAACAGCGCACCTTACTTTAAATATGTTGATAGTGAGACTACTGGTGTAACCCCAAGAGAACTTCGTATGACTGGAACAGTTCTAGCATTCCAGCCTATAATTTCTGATCAATCCCCTGAGATGGGAATACGTGTTGATAGAGTTATTGCGGGAACAGATAAGCAAAGTGGTAAGCTTATTAAGTCTAAGCATCCTCATAAAGGACCTCTTCCTACTAACCCAGGCATTGTTATTCCTAATGAAAGTTACTTTAAAAAATGAGCAACTTTTCAAACAACACTCCTAATTCAAACCCAAAAGCTAGCTATCAAAAGCACCATGTTTATGAGGTATCTACTAGCCTTACTGAGTCTAAGTTAATTGCTGAGAATTATTCTGAGGCTCATCGTTACCAGCATAGGGCGGAAGTAATCCTTGTAGGTAACGCAGACCTTCGCCCATATGACCCTATCTATTTAGATGGTCTACCAAATGGTATGTCAGGTTATTGGACTGTTCTATCTGTTCGACATATTTTTGGTGGTGCCCCAGCCAAGTACACCATGAAGGTTGAAGTAGGCACAGATGTTATAGGAGATACTAACCCGAATGCAGCAAAGAATTCTCAGGTTCGGGATATTCAAAGCGACCTAGCTGGACAGTCCTTAACCTCTTCCGGTGCTCAGCTTTCTCAGTACTCTTTGTCTCCCAATGCTAATAGCTTAGATCCAGTAAGCAGTGCTAGTGAGCCTACTGCTATAGTCTCAACTTCTCCGGTTGCCGTGCCTGCTGTCTCAGGAACTAGCAAAGGTAAGGCACCTAATCTAAAGAACGTGAAAAGAACTGTACAATGGGTCTCTAAGAGCAATGGAAAGGTTCTGCGATGACTTTGCCAAAAGATACAGAGTACGGTCTTGATGCTCAGGGCCGCCACCGATTCTACGGAATATACTCAGCTGTTGTAACTAGCATTTCAGACCCTATTAATAAATATAGGATTCAGGTCCAGATCCCACAGATTCATGGCACACAGATTACAAACTGGATTCCGGCCTGTATACCAATGACACATCTAGCTTCGCAAGTAGCTGCTTCCCTAACAACTACAGCCACTACTGCAGCAGATCCACAAGGCGGTTCAGTATCTATTCCTGCCCTAACTATTGTTCCTAAGAGCACGCCGGTTCTTCCAGTACTACCTAAAGTTGGACAAAACGTTTGGGTAATGTTTCAAGCTGGGGATCCTGAATACCCTGTATGGATCGGAGTACAACCATGAGTGTTAGTATTAACTACCCATATACCCTAGACACCTCTGGGGTTGTAGGGTCTACAAGTAATGCGCCTAAGATATACTTGGATAGAGTTTTGACCCTTCTATCAACTAGTGTTGGACAGCGCCCTATGCTTCCTACCTATGGCGTAGACTGGAGTACATCACTCTTTGAAAATGACAATCAGGCACAGCCAGCAATCTCTGCAGCTATCCGGTCAGCAATCGCTACCTGGATTCCAGAGGTCAAGGTTAACAATGTTCTGTTTGGCATAGGTTCTGGACAAGGTATTGAATACGTAACTTTAGAGCTTACTCTTCCAGACGATACTACAACAAATGTTACTGTTAACACTAACCTACTTAACTACGACGGAACGATTGCGGGATAACCATGCAAATTGACTATACCTCTAGGGACTTTGCTTCTCTAAAGAATGACCTAATTACTTTGATTGGTCAGAGGACTAACACCTCTTGGGATCCTACAGATTATTCAGACCTAGGCAACGTGCTTATTGAAGCTTTTGCGTATATGGGCGATGTCATGTCTCACTATCTAGACCGCATTGCTAATGAGGCAAGCATTGATACCGCAGTCCAGTCCTCTACCCTTCTTAGCCTAGCTGGCCTATATGACTACCACGTCTCTGGACCAACTCCTGCAGTAGTTAACGTAACCTTTACTAACATCACCTCTAATGCCATAGATATTCCCGTAGGTACACAGGTT